GGATGGCGTGGACGACGCGCGTCGCCACGTCCTCGGCGACAAGCCCAGCGCGAGAGGATGAACAGTATGAGCGAGCAGCGATTCACCGCCCCCGAGGCTGGCATGTATCGCGTCATTCCGGGTCTTCCGGTTGAGCGAGTTGATGACGCCGGGGTCGACCCGACGGCTGGGATCTTCGCTGGACTCCCGGTCGCCAGTGTGACCACCATCCCGGACGACCTCTGGGTGCCACTGGCGGACGAGCCCCGTGACTGCTGACCTGGTGCCCACCACCCACGCTCACCTGACCGCCGATGAGGTTCTGTACGCCCTCGCCGGGTGCCGGACGGTAGACCTGTCCATGCTGTCCCTGCAGGTCATCACCGGCACCCACACGCCTGCCACCGACGAGCCGGCACGATGGCCGTACATCGCAGGCGAGATCCTCGTCGTCGACCACAGACGCGACAGCGCCGAGCTCCTCGGCACCCGCAACACCGGGGACTGGGACACGGGCGCGATCCACCAGACGACCGACCTGCGCGAGGCAGTTGCCCTGTCCGCCCTGGTACGCGGCGGCGCCGAGCGAGGCGTCTACACGTGGGACGGTACGGCCTGGCGTCGGCCAGCGGACCAGGTCGAGGCGATGCGACAGAGGTACAGCATCGGCTGCGAGTTTGGCGCACTCGTCGGCGACAGCGATGGCGAAAACACGCACCTCCGCGACATCGCCTACCCGGGCCGCTACACGTGGCCGACGACTCCGGAGGCAACTCCGTGACCGCTGATCTGGTGGCGTTCCTGCGCGCACGCCTCGAAGATGATGAGCAGGCCGCGCGGGCGGCTACGGCGGCCCCGTGGTACCACAACCCGTCCAAGCAGTGGCTCGGGCCCGAGGAGTTCGAGCGCTACGACCGCACCAGGGGCGAAGAGTTCGTGGGCTACGGCGGCCCGCACCCGTTCACGGGGTGCATCGCCGCCACGGGCCCCGCGGACGACCAGCAGGCGATGGCCGACGCGGCCCACATCGCCCGCCATGATCCGGCGCGGGTGCTGGCCGAGGTCGACGCCAAACGGCGCATCATGGCCATTCACACCGTCCCGCTCGAAGCCTTCGCCGGGTCCGTCATCCCCGGTGACCCAGACGACCGTCGGTGCGTAGGCTGCGGATTCGGTAGCACCGAGGAGCCCATGGTCGAAGACATCGACGACTGCCCAGTTCTCCGCGCCCTCGCGCTGCCGTACCGCGCCCACCCCGGCTACCGGCCCGAGTGGGCGCCGGAGGCTGACTGACCGTCATCGCTTGCGCATGATCGGCTGCGTGTGCGACGCTGCTGCCAGCAGTACAACTGCGTCCACTTCACGAAGGGCCCGACTCCGGTCGGGCCCTTCGGCGTTTCCGGGAGGTGCCCGTGCAGACCCTCCTCACCGGCCCCGAGGCCGCCGACCTCTGCGGCGTCAGCCCGATCACCATCCGCAACTGGAAGCGCCGCGGCCTCATCGTCCCGGACGGGCTCGACGAGCAGGGCCGCCCGCTCTACTACCAACTGACGATCGCCCGCGCCGAGAAGCGCACCCGCAAGCGAGCACGCCGCCAGCACGCCGCCTGAGCGCGGCGATCCGAGCCGAAGGGGGCCACGTGAAGCGCAAGCCAGGCAGCACCTATGGCCCCCGCCGCGAGATCACCCAGGACGACTACGCCGAGCTGCGCCGCCTCCACGCCCAAGGGAACGGCCGCAACGAGATCGGGCGCCGCCTGGACCGCTCCGGCTCCACCATCAGCCTCATGGCCACCGAGCTGGGCCTGACCTTCGCTCGCGCCGAGGCGACCGCCGTCGCCACCGAGACGCGCCGCCAGGACCTCGCCGCCCGACGCATGCTCCTCGCCGAGCAGCTCACCGACGACGCCGAACGCCTCCGCGAGCAGCTCTGGGAACCCGCCACCGTCTACAGCTTCGGCGGCTCCCAGAACACCTACGAGGAACACCTCCTCGACGAGCCGCCGCCGGCCGACAAGCGGGCCCTCATGGGCGCGTTGGGCATGGCCGTCGACCGCTCCCTGAAGCTGGAGCCCATCCGCGACGACTCCGGAGCCGAAGCTGCCAAGTCGATGGTCGGCCAGCTGCTGGCCGGCCTGGCCGAGGTGTACCGCGAGCAGCAGTCCGAGGAGGGCGGCGGCGAGGGGGCGGGTGATGCTCCGTGACGTCAACCTGCCACTGTCCCGCAAGCAGATCGCGAGCATCGTCGAAGCCCAGCACCGGATCAACGCCTGGGAGGGCAGTGTTCGCTCGGGCAAGACCGTTGCGAGCCTGCTTGCCTGGCTGATCTACGTCGCCACTGCACCGCGTGGCGGCGAGCTGGTCATGGTCGGCCGCACCCGCGACTCGATCGCCCGCAACATCTTCGCTGTCCTGACCAACCCGGCGCTCTTCGGGCCGCTCGCCTCGCAGATCCACTACACCAACGGCGCGCCCACCGCCACGGTGCTGGGGCGCCTCGTGCACGTCCTTGGCGCCAACGATGCCCAGGCCGAGCCGAAAGTGCGCGGGCTCACCTGCGCGGGCGCCTACGTGGACGAGGCCACAACGCTGCCGCGCACGTTCTTCGACCAGCTCGTTGCTCGCTGCAGCGTCCCCGGCGCGAAGATCTTCTGCACCACCAACCCCGACAATCCCAGCCACTGGTTCCGCAAGGAATACCTCCTCCGGCCAGCTGAAACCCGGCTGGGGTCCTGGCACTTCACCCTCGACGACAACCCGGCGCTCGACGCCGAGTACGTCGCTGCCCTCAAGGCCACCTACACCGGACTCTGGTACCGGCGGTTCATCCTCGGCGAGTGGGTGGCGAGCGAGGGCTCGATCTACGACATGTGGGACTCGGCCCGCTACACGGTCGACCTGCTGCCGCAGATCGTCCGCTGGCACGCCGTCGGCGTCGACTACGGCACCGTCAACCCGTTCGTCGGCCTGCTGGTCGGCCAAGGGGTCGATGACCGCCTGTACATCACCTCCGAGTACCGGCACGACTCCCGCGCCGCGCACCGGCAGCTGACGGACGCCCAGTACTCGAAGAACCTCCGCGGCTGGATCGGCGACAACCGGGCCGCCCCCGAGTGGGTCCTCGTCGACCCGTCCGCCGCCTCGTTCATGACCCAGCTGTGGGCCGACGGCATGTCCAACGTCACCCCCGCCGACAACGCCGTCATCGACGGCATCCGCACCGTGTCCATGGCGCTCGGCGCCGGGATCGTCTCCGTTCACCGCTCCTGCGCCGGCCTGCTCGACGAACTGCCCGGCTACGCCTGGGACGACGCAGCAGCCGCAAAGGGCGAGGACAAGCCGATTAAGGCCAACGACCACAGCGTCGATGCCTTGCGGTACGCCCTGCATTCCACCGTCCACAACTGGCGCCACCTGGTGCCCACCGACCTGGAGGAGGCAGCGTGACTGGGTTTCCGACCGAGATTCCGCGCACACGACTGGCCGAGGCCTGCCGCGCCCTCGGCGTCGACCCGGAGCTGGTCGCCGAGATCCATCTCAGTCCGATTGAGGCCGAATTCACGATCTACGTACACGACCGCAAGGGGCGCAAGCTCGTCCATGGTGACGACGTACTCAAGGCCACGATCACCGTACCCATCGGGCCGCTGACCGCTGATTCGCGCGAGGAGGCACTGGATGCCGCTGCCTGACGATCAGTCGCAGTGGCCGCCGCTCGCCCCCGAGGTCCGCATCGCCCTCGGCGACTGGGGCGCCTGGTACTCCGGCGACTCCGACCGCCTCTACGAGCAGTACCTCTACCGTGGCACCCGCACCTACCAGAACCGGCCCTCGCAGTACCGCGGCGGCTTCGCCGGACGCCTGGCGCGCTGGTGGTGGGGCCAGCCCACGCCGCTCGGAGAGAAGCGCAGCAAGGTCCACGTCCCGCTGGCCGGCGACATCGCCCGCGCCTCCTCCGACCTGCTGTTCGCCGAGCCACCCAAACTCACTGCGGACGACAGTGCCGTGCAGGGCCGCCTCGACCAGCTCGTCGGCGACGGCCTGCGCGCCATGCTCGTCGAGGCCGGCGAACTCGCCTCCGCACTCGGCGGCACGTACCTGCGCGTCGTCTGGGACCCGGAGGTTCGGCCGCTGCCATGGCTGTCCTCGGTGGCCGCAGACGGCGCCATCCCCGAGTTCCGGTATGGCGTCCTCACCGCCGCCACCTTCTGGGTCGTGGTCCAGGCCGACGGGCAGCGCGTCATGCGCCACCTTGAGCGGCACGAGCGCGGCGTCATCTACCACGGCCTGTACGACGGCACCGCCGACACCCTCGGCCGACGCATCCCCCTTGCTGAGGACCCGTCCACCGCCCCGTTCGCCACCCAGGTCGACGCGCAGGGCGCGATCGAGACCGGCGCACCGGGCCACCTGACCGTCGCCTACGTGCCGAACATGAGGCCGGCCCGGGCGTGGCGGGACATCCCCACTGCCGCCTATTGGGGAGCTTCGGACTATCAGGGTGTGGAGGGCCTGTTCGACGCCTTGGACGAGACTTACAGCAGCTGGATGAGGGACATCCGGCTCGCCAAGGGGCGGCTCATCGTCCCCTCCCAGTATCTGACCAGCAACGGCCCCGGCAAGGGGTCGACGTGGGACGCGGACCGTGAGGCCTACAGCGAGCTGAACATGCCGCCCACCCAAGCTGGCTCCGGCCTGACGGTCCAGCAGTTCGCAATCCGGCACGCCGAGCACAAGGCAACCGCCGACGCACTGGTGGAGCAGGCGATCCGCATGGCCGGCTACTCCACCGCGACGTTCGGCGAGCCGGACGGCTCGGCGATGACTGCGACCGAGGTCCGCGCGCGGCAGTCCCGCACGCTGACCACCCGAGGCCGCAAGATCGAATACTGGACGCCGGGCCTGGCCGACGCCATCGAGGCCCTCCTGGCCGTCCAGGCCGGCCCCCTGTTCGCAGGCACGATCGAGATTGAGCGGCCGACGGTCGAGTGGCAGGACTCCATCTCGGAATCGCCACTCGACCTCGCCCAGACCGCCCTCGCCCTCGACCAGGCGCACGCCGCCAGCATCGAGACCCGGGTGCGGATCGTCCACCCCGACTGGGACGACCAGCGCGTGACGGCCGAGGTCACGGCGATCCGGACTGAGGACACCCCGCCGCCGCTCGCCGACCCGGCCACTCTCGGCGCTGGCGGCGCCGGCCTGACGGCCACTGACGGGACGTTCTGAGGGGGGGTGTGCCGATGCGGGTCTCACCCGCCGACGGCCAGGATCTCGC